GCAACACCAATCCGTGAGGCTATGTTTAGGATAATACGAAGCGACCCTAGGTGTAAATATCGAACCAGCGGAGCAACTGATAAACAGCTGCCCATGATCGAAAAGTTCCTAGATTCGCTATCCAAAAACGATATTACTCACAGCGGAGACATGACAGTTTCCACAGACGCATTCCCGCTTCAATTCATGGCAGCCGTCATAGACGGCCTACCAATGGAAAAGAAGTGGAAAGACATTGCCTTACTATGCACAGGGCCATTTAAAATGGTAGCGCCGAGTAAGGAAAATGAGAAAATTCTCAAGGCCAATAGAGTGAGAAGTAGGGAATTCCCTACCATCACTATACATGACCATGTACCCATGTTTCTAGGTAGAATGTTTAAACCCTCCTGGTTAAAGAGGGAAGACAAATTCCAACCAGAATGCGAAGTGGATATACCAGTCTACGACGGGATAAGACTTATCGGCAAGAAAACGGTCAAAAGACCCGAAACAGCCGTTAAGCAAATCGCCCTGGACGACATAGCACCTATACAATACCGAGAGGAGGGAGCCGGATTAGGCTACTCAACCTGCTCGAAGATGGAACAAAAAGATGACAGTTACTGGATGGACTCTGAGTTAGCAGCTAGTGTTCACTCGAAATCACCCGAACCGTACGACCTCCTAACCGAAGCTAGGAAGCCGCTGTCAACCAATTGGATATCCAGTTATATAACAACGAGTGGTCTACAAATGGCCACCGCATGTAGTATAACGATGCTGTATTCCTTCAACCTGTTCTGCGACACCTGGGCTAAAAACCAGGTAGGCGCAGTCGGGAAATCACTACTGTGCGGAGACGACAGTCTACGGACAGGAAACGAAATCTACATCGAAGGCTACAAATTTAAAGCAAGAGACCTGTATGCAATATTTTCTCTGTGGAAAGACGTAACCGCGAAAAATGCTCGCGGCGTTTTCACAGAGCAATACATGGAGGAAGAAGAGGTATTAAACATACCTAAACTAAAGACAATCATCCGGCCCAAAGGCAAGGATGGAATCTCCCCATGGAAAAAGGCAATCCAGGCTGTTAAAACCCTACGCTGTTGCGATGACGCGGCGCTTGTTCACCTCCAAGAGGAGATGCTATACAAGTACCGAAACGCTCTCGCCCAACATGAGGGACTACTACCATTTGGTGTGGAGCAGTG